CTTTGTGCGTCATGTTATGTCATCCCAGGAGCAGCTTCGGTGATGCCTCTCATTTGGTCTTCGGGAGATTGACCCGGTGGCGCTGCTCCAGCCTCTTCTGGTGTCGGCTGTCCAGTAGGCGAAGCAACACCCATCATCTGTTCATTGTTGCGCGGTTCTTCAGGTCGTCCTTCAGGGTTCCCTGTTCCCTGTCCCATCAGCAAATGCTGTAGTGTCATAGCCGCTGCCTGATCTCCTGCCTGCGCCATCTCCATCAGTGTATTGATTATCCCGTATTGCACCATCACAGGATGGTTCATTGCAGCATCTCGCAATCGACGCTTCTTCTCGTCATCAGGCTGATCGATGTCTAAGTAGCGTTCCATAATTGTATTCTCTGATAGAACGCCACGAACCTGTGTTGCCATCGCGTGATTGCGTACTTTCTCGTTTGGAAACTCTGGCTTAATTAATGCCTTAACTTTGTAGTCAGCCAAGTCTGGACTGAACACTTGGTCAACGAAGTCCTTACCACGCAACTGTCCATACACTCGGATAACAGCATCAGGGGCGTACTTGGCCGTAATCTTGAGCGCCTTCTGCGCCCATTGTGACAACAGGAACTCCAAGTGCTTTACTGGCTGCTCAAGACGAATACGGTTTGTATCCGATAGTTGACTTAGAGCATAACCAGCAACCTGACTTGGGCCGGAACCGAACGCCACGTCTGAGAAACCAGACTGTTGTGCTCGACGTAACATGAAATCAATTTGGCGGTCAACATCTGGAGGACTTCCAGGCCACTGCGGGAACTTGATTTCCTCGCCTTGGCTGAGTTCCAGCACATCCATGTCCAAACCTTGTATCTGAACAGGTGGGCGACCAGCGATAGCCTGCAAGGTCATCGGCAGAGAGGTGAAGGTGTTGATTTGTCTGGTACGTCTGTTGGTCAGTTTCTCCAGCAGTTCAATCGTCGTCTCAAGAGGCCGCATGATATTGTGGCCCCAGTCTTTAGGAGCATCCTTCGACACGGGCTTGAAGAAGCCTATAGAGAACGGTAGGTCGTCATACCCCGTGTTGTGCAGCGGCCAGATAACCTGATCTTCGAACACCAAGGAGTGCTGTACGACATACTTCTTGCGCGTCTGGGCAGGCTCGGGTGGGGTAGCGGGAGTAGCAAACTGCCCCGGCATTGGCATCATGCCTTCATTCTGTCCCATACCCGGCATAGGCATTTGATTGCCCATCATCGGCCCGCCCATTGCTGTATCTTGTGGAGGGATGGCATTGCGCTCAATAACAGGCACATCAATCTCTGCCAGTCGCCAGTAGTCAATCAGGTTCCCATACTGTTGGGAACGCTGCTCCATTGTCAGGTGCCCCCACTTAGGGAACCTCTTACCATAGATAGATTCAGCATCATAAACGCTGACCCGCTCTATCTTACCGACTTGCAACCAACGATACGGGCCTCCAGGCAGAGCAAATACTTTTAGAGGGTCGATAACCTGAACTCTAACCGGAGATTCGGTGTAGACAGGGACAAGTGTAACACCCTCTGGAGATGAAGGGTCTTGCTGCGGCTTGATGTCCATGACCCGCTTTGCAATCTCTTCATCCCATACCGAATAGATGATACCGCATCCATCACGCATGAAGTTCTGAATCAGATCGAACTTCTGGTATGAGCCTTCTCTAACGTCGTTGATCTCCCACAGACCTGCCAGGTACTTCTCAATGTGGCTAGTGTCTTCATCTTCTTCGGGGCTTGGGGAGAACCCATAAGCCCGCCACTCGATGTCGTTCGCAAGCACAATGCCTACCGCGAGATCAACGACGTTAGTGTAGGTAGGGTCTGCATAACGGTCTTCATTAGGCCGTGCTTGGTTCCCGTAATGGGCAAAATCGTAGTATCGTCTCCAGCGTCGAATTGCATTATGCCACGGCTCGTTGAATTGGCGCGCTCTTGACCAAAAATTGTTGGCAAGTCGAACCGTGGTCATGTTGTCGGCAACTGCTTCAAGCATTGGCGACATTTTGGGATTTCCTCTTATGTCCATCTCTTGCGGCGTCGAATTCCTCTTGATTTACTCTCCACTCTTCACCAAGTTTTTCTCGGATATAGTCTTGAGTAACTTCAAGAGGTAAACCATAAGTTGACCACAAATCATAAGCCACTACACCGTTGAATAGTTTGCACTTATAATCTAGAACAAGCATCAGTTTACCCTTGACCTCAGCGGTTCTGGAAGCCAGCTTTCCTCTGTTCGTTGCCGTGGGCGCTGGAATGCACCACTCGACTGCTGATGATCCGTGAATGGACTGGTAATGCGAATGGGCTTGCTTGTATCTACCCCGGCGCGCTCGATAGAGTCATACACAGACATTGCCAGTGCCACGGCTGCATCGTTTGGATACTTGGAGTTCTTTTCCTTGGCAATCCTGAAGCCTCTCGGTGTAGCCTTGCCAATAGCGTATTTCAAATGATCTCGAAGGGTCGGCTCAGGATACGCCTCAAATGTGCCGTTACGCAAGGAGTCGTACAGCGCCTTGCTCGCCTTAATCATCGGATCGCCGCTCTGTGTCAACTCAAACATCGGATAGTTGCTCTTCTTCAGGGTCGTCATAGAACGGTGAAAGTTGGATGGGTCATAGACAATGGAGATGACCTTGAGCTTCTTGTATATATCATGGATATACGCTTCTACTGTTGCCTCCAGATCAATTTCGCCCATCTTCATTGGATTCCACACACTGCAACAGGCAAGCCCGACGCGCCCACGCTTTACATCGTAGTACGTTCCAACTACCGCAGAGCAGTCCTGCTTCACTCCAACATCCACTGCCAGCGACACGGGGTAAGTTCGGTACGGTGATTCACTAACCATGTTCAACGGCCCCATGAGGCCAGCAGTCTGGCCCCGTTCTACTGCCGCATCGAACCACTCCACCGGGATGAATTGGTCTTCGTTCGACACCCACATATTGCGGTGCAGACGAAGGAATTGGAGCGGAGGCAAGAGTGCGGCTTCTTGCTCGTAGTAATCTGCTGTTTGCCAAGGTAGGCGAGGCTCTGTATCCCAATAGGCAAACGAGCGGCCATCTTGCGATGTATAGCAAACAGGCACACCACGACGGTCAGTGATATCTTCCAGTTCTGGTACTGGCTTGCCCTTCACTATAATGTGCTTGTAAAGGTCAAGAAGCAAGTTAGGGTCTGCGTTCTCGTATCCAGCATAAGTAACAACAACTCGAAGTGGATACCTAGAGGTGGGGATAAGAGTCATCTCCGACCACATACGAACACCTCTGTCGCTGTCGAAGGCCCACAATTCATCCCACAGAGTCAGATCGGCCTGACGACCAGCAGCAGACTTGTATTCCTTTGCCAAAACTCTGGCAGTTGTTCCGTTGGGATAACGTATCTCTTCCTTGAATGTCTTGTATCCCTTTTGGTCTGCATCGTACTTCATGTTGGCGAACACGAGGCTACTTGCTTGCTCCATGTCGTTCGCACACACATAAATCTCAGAGCCGGGAGGTGCCTCTTCAGCGTACCAAGAACCGATAGCAGCCTCCCACATACTCTTCCCGCTCTTCTTGATGGTACTATAAACAATGGTCGAATACGGCAGTTTACCTTCGGCAGTTATCGCAAGACAATGACCAAGGATGCGGGCCTGGTGGTCAAAGGCATCTGCCTTACCTGGTCCGATCCATCCGTCTACCGTTGTCCAGCCTCTGCTGATATGAAAGCCGGGGGATTGTAGCCAATCTAAAAACGGTCTCAAGGCGCGCGCTCACTCTTTGGAGCATTCGCGTACAATGCCCTCTGATACTTGATAGCCTGAGTTCGAGACTTGTAGCCTTTCCTATTCATCTTGCGTCCGTGTTTGGTTACAAAATACACGCCACCGATTTTCTCGATTGCATACGGCACCCTAGTACCCTCGGTTTCTTGGACGAACCACCTTTGGCTTCGCTACAGGAGCGGTCTTTGGAGAACGTGTCACACGAGACGTAACACGAGCCGTTGCAGATGCCTTCCTTGAGACTGCCGAAGCGGGCTTCGGAGGGGCAACTACTGGACGTACTGGACTTTGAAGACCTGGAGCGCGTCTTGGGGCCGGAGTAGGTTGCGTGAATGTTTCAAGTCCTCCAGGGTTAACTAGATTGCCGCCCTGAATAAGACCTTTCAGGATGCGCTCTTGTATATCTCTCTGATCTGTAGGTGCAGTCAATCTGTTAGCAACATTACTAATACCGCGCCCAATTGGAGACTGAGTGAAATTGTACAAATCGC